GGTTTTCAAATAACTATGGTAAACCCGGGAGTACCGCTAGGACCGGACACCGAGCAATCACCATTACTCGAACCAGGCGACAATCCGGATCCACCAGATCCAGGAGTGCAGAATGCACCCGAGATATAGACGAGATGGTGGAAATACCTCAATTTGTAGACTTTGAGGGTTGTGTAATGTGTAGTGCAGATATGGAGGCGGCTGGATACGCCTTATATGACATAATACCTCATGTTGAATTCCGAGGACGTAGAATTATATCTATCGAGGGAGCTCAAACCGGTGTATACTGTGTATATACTAAGAGGCTTGATGTGACTTTATTGTATTGTAAAACTGATATAGACCTTAAGAGTGCTTATCCGCCTGTATTGTTGCGAGCAGCAAGGTGGCAGTATGGGCCGGACCTAATGCCTTATGGGCTAGTCACTACTAATGAGATACTCATGAACGCATTCTTTGTAAATAGCACTTCTAGGAGACAAAGGCCGGCACTACAAGCTGAAAACTTTGTCCGAAAAGCACTTCGAGGTAGTATAGAAATACCTCCAACAAAAGTCTCAGCGAGACATTTGAGATACGTAACTACACGTGAGCTTAATTCTGTTCCATATGATAGGTTGGTAGAACTGGCCGGTTTTACTTTCAACACATTACACTCGTTATATAAGGCTAAGGACTTGCATGAATCGTTTTTTGTAGGCTTAATAATGTGGGCTATGAGTGTGCCTGACGAGATAAGACCTTGGATAGCTAAGTCTGGTATCTGGCTATGGAAGTTTGATACTGTCGAGCAGTTTGCTAAAACTATCAAAAACAAGTTTACACTCAGGTTGAAAGCCTTACAGAATTTAGTACCCATAGATTTGACGCCAGCTTTTGAAATGGAAGTGTTAGTGAACAGAGGTGTTGGCAGTGTCGATTGGGATGCTGAAGAGTCTAACAGGACCAAACCCAAGTTGGCAGAGTTTGACAAAACATTGATTCTGACTGAATGTGTAAAGCTTTTTAAACGTGCTTATAGTACGGGTAGCAGACCTAAGAAAATGAAATGGGAAAAGTACTGGAAGAATAGGTACCAGTGGGCACCTACAGGAGCATTTCATTCACAGTATGCTGAGGACTTAACGTATTTGGCAAAAGACAGATTGTGTCGCAACAAGCTAGATACACTGACGAAAATGCCTAAAAGATCATTAGAGTATTTTTTAGAGAGGCCGCCTCAGATAAGAGCATGGGCGTCCACCAAATACGAATGGACAAAGATGCGTGCTATATATGGAGTGGATGCTACCAACTTCATACTAACAGGTTTCGCCATGGGGGATTGTGAGAGGACATTGAGTAACATATTCCCTATAGGTGATACAGCAACGGAAGAGAATGTTCGTTGTACGGTGAAGGAGGTTTTACGTAACGGTGTACCATTTTGTTTTGACTACGAAGACTTCAATTCACAACATAGTACAGAAGCAATGAAATCAGTGCTTGAGGCATACATCCTAGTTTTTGAGAAAAGCTTGTCACAGGAGCAGCAGGCTGCTTTGGTATGGGCGATTGATAGTCTTGATGACGTTAAAATCCGTGATGACAAACAGAGGTGGTACAAGACAAGTGGTACATTATTGTCAGGCTGGAGACTGACTACATTCATTAATACAGTATTAAACTATGTGTATATACAGCTATTAGATACACCAATTAAAGTGTCTACTCACAATGGTGATGATGTACTGGCTGCCGTCACAAGGTTTTCTGATGTACAGAAATTGATGTTACGTGCTCACAAGCATAAAGTAAGGTTTCAACCGCAAAAATGTTTTCTGGGCGCTACGGCAG